CTTCGCCACGTCCGCGGCCGTCGCCTTCTGCGGTCCGGCGAGCGCCGCCTTTTCCTTGAGCGCTGCCTCAGCCTTGTTGTGCTTGTGCACAATCGTCGCGGCCTGCTTCGGGTTCAGGCCGGTGTGCTTCTCGATGTGTGCATAGCTGTGCCCGAGCTTCTTTAGCTCGACGGCCTTGGCGATCTGTTCCTTCGTGGCGGGCTTCGCCTTTTCCTTTTTCACGCCACCGGCATCACCGAACTTGCCGTGTTCGTCACGTGGATGCAGGGCTGGATCCCATTCAGCAAGCCCCTTGAGCGAGGCAACCTTTGCACGGAGCAGCGTATGCCGCGACTCGAGGACCTTCCCGGCCTTCTCGGCATAACCCTTTGGTGCATTCGGCGCGTGCTTCTCGACGAATGACTGCCAGCCAGCAGTAGGCCGTGCTTTATCGATCGCCGCGACCTGGGCAACGGCTCGCGAACCCAGGGCGTCGGCGTTCTTGACACCGGCCGCCTGGAACACTCTAGCATAATAGGGATTCGTACCCTTATCAGACAGGCGATCCCATTCGCTGATGCCATGGAGTGCGCCTTCCGGTTTTAGCGCGCCCTGGGCGCGGTGCAGGAGCGTGCCACCCTGGTCAACCCTGGTTATTTCGCCCGACTTTGACACCAGGATGTTGTCATGGCCAGTGCCCACGGCGTCCCAGTTTGCAGTCAGGACATCAGCGGCGAAATGGTCAAGAACTTTATTAGCAGTTGCCTGGTCGACCCCGTGCTCGCCCAGGGTATGTCCGGCGTCACCCATCCACTTGGAGGCGAGCTTCCCGTTCGGCCCGAGCGTGGTCTCCGGTACCTTGGCGCCGACAGCCCGATAGACGGCGTTCGCGACGTGTTCACCAGCAGCCTGAGATGGGTCCTTGTAATTTTTGACGTAATACTTCTGGCCCGATTTGTCGACATAGGTGCCGCCCTCGTTTGAGCCTTTCTGGCCACCAACTTTCGTGAGATTGTCAAACAATGATTTCGATTCGGCGTCGCCACGCCCGTGATCGTCGCTGCCATCGGCCTTAGGCCACAGCGCGCGGAACTGAACGTTTGAGTATGCCTGCAGCAGCAGTTGCGCAGCAAGCGCGGGAGCGAGCGGCAGGCTAAGCATCCCGTCTCCCATCGAACCCTGTCCCATGCCGCTTGACGTAGTCTTCGAACTCAGTGAACAACCGCTCAACGTCATAGCTTGCGAGCTGGTCGCCAAGCACAATGATGAACTGCTTAGCGAGGACCAGCGCTTCTGCACCTTGTCCTTGGGACAGCATGAAGATAGCAGCATCAGGAGTAATGGTCATCGCTCCAAAGAGAATACGGTCTATCGTGGCACGGTCCTTCGCGACGATGGCGGCTTCGAGCACCGCGAGCATGCCCGCGTCTTCTGCTGCTTTGAGCGCGGGAACAGCCACAGGCTTTGCTGAGGCAATTGGTTGCCCAATGGTATCCTGCGGTATCGGCTTCCCGTCCTCGCCGATGGGAGGCGGCGCAGTAACGCTGATGCGCTCTGGCGCACCAATGGGCACCTTCTGGTCGTCAGTCAGACCCTCGAAGCCGTACGTGATCTTCCGAATCTCATCATCGGTGAAGACCGTGATGCCCATCTGCTTATTAACCATCGAGAGCTTAACGGCGATCTCCGCCTTCTGACTCTCAGAGAGCAGCTTGTTCGTATCGACGGTCGGCAACGGTTCTTTGTCAAACGCCATGTCACGGATTTCATCTTCGGTAAACACGACGCCGTCGAAGGTCTTGTTCACGTTCGCCAGCGTCATGGCAAAGTCTGACTTGCCCTTCTCGTCCATCGACTCTTCTTCGGGCCACCCCACCTCGTACTGCGCGGGCGTCGGGAGGTAGCCGTACTCGATGAGGCGGTCGACGAGTGGGCGCATGATGACAGGTTCGGCATAGCCAGTGCGCCGGTCCTTCACGCGACTGTCGAAGTTCGCGGCGTCCTGCGTGCTCGCCAGTTCCCCCATCTCGGAGCCAGTCAGGATGCGCTTTGGGATCTTCGTCGCACCCGCGATCTGCGTGAGGATAACGTCGGCCTCGGCCGACGACTTCGCGCTCGACGACTCCAGGAACTTCAAATCCACGCCACGCGTCGGGAGCAGCGTCGTCAAGTTGTGCTGGTACTCTTCGAACTTCGACTTCAGCGCCGTCATCTGCGCGTCGGTAAATGACGTCTCCTTGTCGATGTTCGCGTGCAGTACTTGCTTCGCGCGCTGGTAGAAAGACTCCGCCGTGCCGCCGGTGATCTTCTCGAGGTCGAAGAGCAGGTTCCAGACGCACTCCAGCCCGGGAGGTCCATAGACGTTGCTGTCGAGCGCGCCCTTCGCGGGGACGTGGACGATGCGCGACCAGTGGACCGAGCGCGCCAAAAGTGGCGATGAGATGTCGGTGCGTCGGATGCGATAGGTCAGTGGCTCACCGAAGCGTGCCGATGCCGGATCGACATCGAACGTCTCGATGGTAACGTCAGTGTCCGCCGACTGCACGCCCATATTCGTGCCGCGACTCTGGTCGCCTGGCCCACCACCGCCCCAGAACGGCTGAAGGTAGAGCAGCTGCGTCGGGTTGCCACGGGGCATCTCCTCATCGAGATTGCCGGGCACGCCGATGAGTATAACTGAATAGGTACTCAACTGTGCGAGCACGTCGGCCGCTTGGCACTTGAAGAAGATGCGGTGCTGCTTGTTGATAGCATTGAACGTCTTCTCGAACTCAGTCTCTTTCTTTGGGTCTTCGTCCTCATAGACCTCGACGCCACCACGCCACGTTGCCTCGGGGTAGGTGTCGATGATCGTCTTCGCAAGCCCGCCGCGTGCATACTCATCACGAAACTGCCGACCAGTGATAATCCGATCATAGCCGAAGATCGCGTACAGGTCGCGCTTGCTGTCGAACTGAAACCCGGCTTGCTTCATGAATGCTTGACGGTCAAGCAAGACATCAAGCGTACGGAGCATACCCTGCATAACATCAGAAGCATCATGCGAGACTAGCGCCACGGGTGCTTCACCATAGCCTTTGCCGTTGGACTCTACCATACCAATCCCTGCATTGGTGAGCGCAATTCCTCGGTCGCATAGCGAAGCGGGTCGATGATGTGATTCTTCTTGTCAGCGAGAATCGGCGTGACCAGACCTGACATCTTATCGACAACGTACGAGTACATTGTCAGTTCGTCGATCGTATGGATGCAGCGTGGGTGCACCACGATGTCATAACCCTGGAGAAAGATGACGCCTTCCTTGATGGAGTTCGGCCCCTTGGTCGCGGGCTTCATCCTAGGAAAGCCGTTACGCTGGAGATAGGAGATCGTCTCAGGCCGAGCGGAATCGGCGCGCACTGGCCAGTCACGCGCACCTGGCACCTGGTCGAACAATGCACCTAAGTGATCGATCTCGACGCCGATGCGATATGCCTCATAGTCAACGAACAATTTGCGCCCATCGAGCCTACAGCGCACCATCGTACTCGGATCGACTGAAAAACCCCAGTCAGCACCATAATAGTAAGTAGCATCGGCAGGAGATTCGAATTCATCAATTGTCCAATTCTTAAAGACACGCGCCTCACTGTGCCGCTCATAACCGCCGAGCCAAATGTGCTGGTATTTCTCAATATCTCGTGAACGATCCCACTCCATCTCCTTGCGGAGAACGTCGGGAAAGAATGGATTGTCTTTATATGATGTTTCGATAACGATGGAGTCAGGTGGTGGATCACCGCGTAGCAATCGATCAACAGGGTCAGTCGCGTGGCGTGGGTTCCAGGAAAACCATAGTTCGGAATCTTTTTCGCGGATTGTTGGTCGCAGAAGGTCGAGAGACCTCTGACTCAACGACTGTGCTTCCTCAACCCACGCCACGTCGAACCCTTCGAGAGACTTGATCGATTCGGCAGTATGATCCTGCATCCCATTGAAGATGATGATGCCACCATGTGGTGCTTCGATATGCGATGTCAGCACACGAAACTCGCGTTCGAGATTATATGCTCGAATCTTATCTTCGAGCAACCGCTTAACAGACTGCGCCAAAGTACGCTGTACTTCACGAACACAAACAGCACGACATGGTTTGCGGAGAAAGCAACGCTCAATAATTTGGTCGGCAAAGAAATGAGATTTCGCGCCACCGCGGCCGCCGTGAATGCCTTTATAACGGCTCGGCTCGAGCAGTGGTACAAAGACCGCAGGGGTAGGAATACGAAGGACGCCATCAGTGGACGGCATCGATTTCAATTATGTCGTTGGACTCAGGTGCACGAATCACTTCACGAACGATCTTCTCGAGCGTTACAGTACCTTCAATCTCAACGCGTTCAGTCGGCTTCCCAAAACTATAGTGCCACAGGAGAGTTTCCATATGTGGCGCAGTACCAGCAATCAATCTTGTACGCAATGAATCTTTGTAGGCAGGATCATCGAGAAGGGCGCGTGCCGCCGCACGAACCTCCTGAGTAATTTTGGGAACAGACCCCTTAGGCCGCCCAGGACCTGCAGTGCCGTTCCAGGGTCCTGGCTTTCGGGTGTCGACGAGTTTTACTGGAGTTTCCGAATCTAGAGACTCAGCCATACACACCTAACCAAAAAATTCCTGAGGAGTTCAACCCCCAAGAATTTGTTAGCGGCCGGCGTGCGTGCGTCAGGACTCGATTTTCTTAAGAAAAACAAGAACTTTTTTATCATGCACCAGGTTTTGTCCAAAGTACATGCTTATTTTCACTAAAATGAACTTTTTTTCTAGCTGTCCTTAAATCCTTGCAAATGAAGGGTTTAAACCACTCCTGA